CTACTTTTTAAGCGACTTTTCTCAAACATAAGAATCTAGCGATCTCTTTCAAATGGAGAGAAGAAAGAGACTTTAGTCTAGTGTGTTCTTGGGCAACGTTCAAGAATAATGAAAGCTCTAGAGAATCCTGAAAGAAAAGGAATCTACAAGCTTCCATTGATTTCAATAAATCGAACTGGATATTCACGTAATGGTGAACGTCTCAACAACTTAAACAATGAAGTCAAATATGAACTCGGACCAAAAAGTCGTTTCTATCATTTGATGGCCCCAGTTCCAATAGACATCAATTATGAAGTTACAGTGATGTCAAAATATTAGGCAGACATTGACAAGATAGCTTCAAACTTCATGGTGTTCTTCAATAGTGATTTGTTTGTAAGTTGCGAACACCCAAAATATGAAGGTGTCAAGATGAATTGCTAGGTTGTCATGCAAGATTCTGTTTCTGAAGAGCATCCGGATGATCTATCTCCTGAGACTGATGATTTTGTGACAGCCGTGTTTTAGTTCACATTCAAGACATTTCTCTTTGCCGGAATGGAGAAATACAAGAGAAGACAGCCAACTATATTGTCAAGCTAGCAAATTGTCACACTTTCAAACATTGTTGTAGTCTTAAAGCCTAGTGAAATTGATTCATTCCAAGAAAAATATCCAGAGCGTGAAGTTTCAGCTTTTGTTCCTTAGATGGTCACCGCTGACATTTCAGTAGAGATTCCTAATCCGGATCTTAGTGCTGATCCAGATCCAGATGAACCATTTGAGCCTATTCCATCAGTCAAGAGAATTGACTTTGGATTCTATGCTGTTCCAACCAGTGAAGATTTCAGCGGGTATATGATGAGTGTTGATCAGGGATTGATTACTCCACATAAGCATACCGATATTTGTGGTTATATTTCATCTGAAGCTTACATAAGTACTCATCTTCCAAAATTAGTTCCAGATCCATATTCTGAGCAATCTTCAATGCTAAGCATTTATAATGAACCACTAAAGACCTCTGGAGATTATTATGCAAAGACTACATCACACTGTAGTTTATATCCATACAAGGATCCAATTCGTTGGGTAATAAATCCTTTCTCTAAAGCAGAGTTTCCAAACAATGTAGAAGTCTATAATGACATGGATTTGCTTTGACAGCAATAAAATATTTTTATATGCCATAGTCGGTAAGCAAAAATCCAAGAAAACTCATAAAATGCATATACTTCTACAAGACTGCAAAAAACAGTCCAGAAATTCATTTTGCATTGTTGACTTCTGATGGTAGCTATGGAGAATTTCAATTTTAGACATTTTGCCAAAGATTTGGAATATCTTTAATACGAAAATTCAAAGATTTGTTCTAGAATTTTAAATTGGACAAAAACAGTGACATAGCTTTTTCCGAAGAGTTTCTAGATGGTGATCCAATAAGAATGTATTTTGACCTTATTCGTGACCATCTATTCTTCAGAATAAGCACTCTTAAATTAAGAAAGATAGTTAGAGGAATTGCTCACCGTCATCCAAGAAGTGTAATGTCAGAAGAAGAGATAAAAAGCAAAAAACGAGGAACATTTGATCCTGGAAAGATTGGTGTTGAGAGATTCACTAGACTTTGGAAATATCTTGCTCACAAAAATCGCGGAATACAATGCCCATGGATAACAAAAGAAGTTGATTGGTGGTTGAAAAACAAGTCAGAATCACTTGCAAAGCAGTATATGCAAATGAGACTTGCAATCTACTATATGGCATTGAAAAATGACTTCTATGACCTTGAAGCTATGATGGATGCAAGATGTCTGAAAGCTAGACAAGACAGAGAAGAACTGCCTACAAAAGTACTATCTAAATTGTGATGTTAACATCACAATGAATTAAGACACAAGGAAAGACAATGAAGCTAAAAGACGCTATAAAAAGCATAGGAAAAGCAACTGGAGCCTAGGAAATTGAAAACTCCAGTCTAGCAAAAGTCACTGAGTTTTTGTCAACTGGATCATATGCAATCAACCGAGTTTTGAGCGGTTCGATTTATAAGGGATTTCCTGTCGGAAGAATCTCAACCATTGCTGGAGAATCTCAATCTGGAAAATCATTGCTGGTAGCAAACACTATCATTGAAGCTCTTAAGAATGATGCAGTGGATGTTGTTTATATCTTTGACTCTGAAGGTGGAGTGCTGGTTGACTACTTCAAGTCAAACAATGTTGATATGTCAAAGATCAACCATATTCCAGTGATCTCTCTTGAGCAGTGTGCTGTAAAGATGCTTAATCTCTATGATACACTAGTCACTGCAAGACAAGATTGGTTGAAAGATCCAGACAATAATGACAATATCAGAGCGCTTGTTGTTCTTGATTCTATTGGTGGTCTCTCTTCAGATAAGCTTATTACCGATGCAGTGAAGAAGGATCAGATGGTAGCTGATATGGGAAGCTCAGCTAAGCTCCGCAACAATCTCATGCGTGGCTTGATGATGCGTGTGCCAATGTCAAATGCTACTCTTCTCATCGTGAATCACATATATGATGATCCATCAGCTGGAATGTTTGGAGCTTCGAAGATAAAGGCTATGGGAGGTGGAAGAGGACTTGTTTATTCATCTCATGTCATTCTCCAATGCGACAAGCTTTTAGTGAAGTCTAATAATGATGAGTTCATGACTGGTGAAGAGAGTGATGATGATTCACTTGGCTTCTACAAAGGTAATAGACTTCGATTCTTTGTTGTGAAGTCAAGAATTGCAAAACCAGCATTTCAAGCAACGGTCTTTTTGAGCTTTGACCATGGATATAATAAATGGGATGGACTTGTAGAAGATGCTATTGCATATGGATATATTCAAGAAGTTAGAGGTGGTGTAATAGTTCCAAGCTACTCTGACAAGAAGATAACACGCAAAGAGCTTATCACAAATGATGCAGTTTGGAAATCATTTATTGATGACTTTGATAAGAAGTCAATTGAAAAGATGGCATACTCAAACTCCACAGCAAAAGAAATTGATGCAATTGAAGAAGAAATTTGATGTATGAACATAGTAAATAAGATAATAATTGAGAATTGGACTATTACGGCTAGTTTGATTTGAGTTAACTTTACTTGATTAACTGAAACTCGTCTAAGCCGTAATTAGACGAGTTTTCTTTTTATAGTAATCAAGTAAAGAAAGAAGCATGAAACAAATAGTTCATATAGAAGACAAAGAAAGCAATCAATTCTATAGAGATAATCCATAGATGTTTGATTAGCTAATTGACATCATAAACACAACTACATTCTTTTGCCGTGAATTGAATTCAAAGCACAAAGATATTGTTAGTTGGGTTAACCAAAAGACCCCATTACTAAATGATAGTTAGTTTAACTTACTAACAAAAATATATTGGATATTGCATGGATTAACAACTTTTCCAAGTTGCAAAGTTTGTGAAACTAAGATAGTCAGAAATGTTTACAAACTAACAGATCCAAAATACAAATACTGTTCACTTGAATGCGCTCATAAATCTCCAGAAATGCCTATTCTTGGAAAGAAAACAAAGTTTTAGAAGTATGGAGATGAGACATATAACAATAGGGCAAAGTTTCATGAAACAATGAATAGTATTCCTAATGATATTAAGCAAGGATGGCAACAGAAAAAGATTGAAACATGTTTAGTAACATATGGTGTTGAGCATGTCTCACAAATACCAGAAGTTCAAGCAAAATCACTTAATACACGGCATCAAAAATATAATGGAAGGTATGAATCTGAAGAATCATCGGCTAAAAGAAAGCAATCATTTATTGATCATTATGGTGTTGACAATAATATGAAATCAGAAGAAGGAATGCAAGCTTACATTGATAGTATCAGACATAAATATGGTGATAATACAATTGTCAGTGTATTCTAGGTTAAAGAAGTCAAATAGAAAGGGATATCATCTTTCAAAGAACATATGAAAGATGACACATTTAGAGAACAACGAAGACAAAAACTTATAGATGCATCCAATAAACAATTTGGTCCAGACAACTATATGAATAGGACATAGGCAAAAGAGACTTGCTTAGATAATTATGGCGTTGAAAATCCATTTTAGATTCCTGAAATACGACAAAAAGGATCTCTACCTGAAACTAGAAGGAAAGCTGAAGAAACTAAGCGACTAAATGGAACTTTCAACACATCTAAGCTAGAAGAACATGCATATGAATTGCTATGTGAGCACTTCAATGAAAACAACATCATTCGCTAGTACAAGTCTGAAGAGTATCCATTCAACTGTGATTTCTATATCAAGGCCATCAATACATATGTTGAATGCAATTTTACCTGGACACATAATGACCATTTCTTTGATGAAACCAATGAAGATGATATGAAGGTTGTTCAATTATGGCAAAGCAAGAACACCGACTACTATCGCAATGCTATTGAGACTTGGACTATACGTGATGTCAACAAAAGAAAGGTTGCGGAGTTAAATCATCTGAACTATCTAGTATTCTGGAACTTTGAATAGTTCTTAGATTGGATCAGTGGCTTAGAGAAATAATACCACTTCCATACAATATGCTTGAGGAATTTGACAAGATTATGGCAAAGAAAAAGAAATCTAATGCTATTCAGGCAAACAATGAGTTCACTACACTTGAAGTTGATGCTGAGCTGAAGCCGGTTGATTCACAAAGTCAAGAGAAATCCATAGAACCAACTAGTGAAACCAATATTGAAGATGCTGAACTTGATGAACTTCTTGGAGAGAAGTCAAAGAATGAAGTTGTTGAAAATGCAAATTCTTCAAAGTTTTTATCTAGACTGACTCCAGAGATGACAGAAAAGTTAGAGAAGATAGACTCTCTTGAAAAGCATTGTCTTGAGCTTGAACAAGAAAATGCAAAGCTATCAGACAGCATAAATCTCTATCTTGAAGAGATTGAGACTTTAAAGTCAAAGAAAAGCATTGATGCTCCTATTGATGGAGAGATGAGTCTAGTTGATCTCAAGCATGAACTAGATAAAGCTAGATCTGAAATTGCTGAGATGAGAAAATCTCTCAAAGAGCTTCGTGAAGAGAATGACAACTATTTGATGAAAATCTCTGAATTGACTTTTGAGAATGCTAAGCTTACAAGCCAACTTCAAGAAATAGAGAAGAACATGGCTATGGTTGCAACTCCAACTCATGATGGGCCTTCAAGAAAGTCTATGATCCAACCAAGTACTGCTGTAATGAGAAATCAGCCACAATTTGCCAATCCATATCTTCAAAATGGATATCAAGATTGGTGACAAGCAATTGATGTGTGTCTATTCAATGCTAAGGTGGCATTTATGCCACCTTTTTTATTTGTTTAGCTGGTCATCTAAGCCAATATCATCTATTTTGTATGGAACTTGATTTCAATGATGAGTTGATTGAAAAGATGCTTCTTAAGAAAGCTCTTGTTGACAGAAAATGGCTAAATATATTGTCTAGTGTTTTTGATGCTAGGTGGTTTAGTGTCAAAAATATGAGCACTATCTTGATGCTTTTAGTTAAGTATTATGGAAAATATAGTTCAGTTCCAAGCAATAAAGTTCTGGCAGCAATGGCGGAAAAATATGGAGAAAAGAATCCAGAGCTTGACATCCAATCTGCAGAGGTAAATGAGCTTCTTGCAGAAGTATCATCAATTGATGTCGGTGTGTCTGAAGAAGCATTGTCTCAAAACATCAAAGAGTTTATAAGACGTAAAGCTTTCTATGAAGCATTGATGGACAATACATCTCTTCTTGAAAGAGATCCAAATAGCTATGAGCAAGTTGTTGACAAATGTCTTCAAAACTTTGATAGAGTCCAGAAGATAACATTTAATGATGTTGATCTCGGCTTAGACTATTTTGATCCAGCTTCAATGGATAAACATTGGGACTACATAAGAAATCCGGAAGCAAAGATAAAGACAGGATGGAGTTCCCTAGACTACTACACCAATGATGGATTCTTAAAAGATGGAAGGTCACTCTATCTTGTCATGGCCCAAGCCGGTCTTGGCAAGTCGGTATTTTTGTCAAATTTAGCTAAGCATTTTCTAGATCAAGATCTTGGTGTTGTAGTCATATCTCTTGAAATGTCAGAAGATGTATATGGAACAAGATTTGATGCACATATTTCAAATACAAACATCAACAAGCTCAAGAGCAATGAGACTAGTGTAATTGCTGCAGTTAAAAAGTATCATGAAGATCATCCTAAAGCAAGGCTTTATCTGAAAGAATTTCCTCCAAAGACTATAACCTGCAATGAAATTGAGACTTATCTTGAGAATTTGAAGAATGCTGGCCATGAGTTTGACATTGTTGTGGTTGACTATCTGAATCTTCTCAAAGGAAACTCATCTAGAGCAAATGACAATATGTTCAGTGAAGGTCTTGAAGTCAGTGAGAAGCTTAGAGCAATAAGCTACAAGTTTGCTAAGCCAGTTATTTCAGCAGTTCAATCCAACTCTGAAGGAATGAACAATGAGAATATTGGAATGGAGCATATCTCTCAATCAAGAGGTGTTGCATTCACCGCTGATTTTCTAATGGCATTGTATCAAACTACTGAAAGCCGAGAAAATGGATTGATAATGGGAAGAATTCTCAAGAATCGTCTTGGTGGGATGGTTGGCAAGACAATTGCATTTGAGCTAGATCCAGAGTCATTGAACTTATATGACAAGACATTTGATGATGACATTCCAGATTCTGAACCATCAGATGGACGGATGAAAGGTGTCTTGAAATCATTGACAGCAAACAATGATAGCAATAAAGGGACTAATTCTGTACAATCAATTGTTCATCCAATGAATGACATTGATGACATTTGATTGATATTTTAGATTTTCACTTTCTTAGGTAAAATATATCTAAGATGAGACAAAAACTTAAGAAAGCAAATAAAGAAAACTAGAAGAACACATCTTCTGATTGTAATAGTGGTGTTTCAAGTAAAAAGAAGATTTCGCTTGGGAAAATTGTTGAAAAAACTGTAGAGATTTTGAAAAAACCTTTTTCAAAACCAAAAGCTGTTGATGGGTTAGCTGAAGATAAATGCGATAAGAAGAAATTACAAAAAAGAAAATAGCATTCAACTTCACAATCAAGTAAGTCAAAACCCAATAAAAAGAAAGAATCAATTATTGTTGATTATCCAAGCACTTCGTTGAAAAAACTTGAAAAAGACAAAGATGCAAAAATTGCAAAGAGAAAGCTACAAAAAAAGAGAAATCCTCTGAAGAAAGAAATTGAAAAGATTTCAGATGAATACCAAGAAGATGATGACCAACTAGAAGAAGCCGCTGAAAGACAAAGAGAAGCATCATCCCAGATAAGCACCGAAGTCAACGGATTTTTCTACACAAATGACAAGTTTATCACTAGATTTGAAGATGATGACATTTTAGATTATTTGAAAGTTCACTATCCATTGTTCATGAAGAATCCTCTTGACTTCTAGACATAGAAGAAGCAAATCTTGGAAATGCTCTAGAATGCATAGTTCATGGATGATCTTCTAAACTATTATGATATGAATATCTATGAGTTTTTTAAGTTCTTGTTTAGGCTTGAGCCAGATTTATTTAGAGGCTCATTTCTGAAAAGAGTTTAGAAAGCAATGCGATACAAAAAATATGCAATAAAAGCTAAAAGATGTTCATATGCCGAGAGAAAAAGAGCTAGCATCAAAAAATCCAAGCAAAATGAAAGTTCTTCAAGAAAGTTTTCAACCAATTCAACCGATGAAGTTATTACCATCAAATATTGGAAAAAAGGAAGTGCTCATTTCCCACATTGATGGATATGAAGTTGCAAAAATTTGGAAATGGGCAAGACAAGAGACTAACAAAAAATTGAAGTTCAAACTTTCACTTGAGCGAATAACAGCCAAAGGAATTTATCTTAAACACCAAGAAACTTTTGATCGTCTTGCAAAAATATTTAATGAGAATAATCTCTCTCCGCTTGAATACATTAAGTTCTTTGCAATTGAGTGGTGTGGTTCAGAAGATAAAATTGATAACGAGATTCTAGATCCAAAGACAGTAATTGCATTTGAGAATTTTCAACAATCTAATGCAAAGAAGAAGCAAATCTATAAATGGTTCATGAAGTCTGTTGATAATATAGCTAAAGAATGCATAGAGAATGGATGGTTCACAACAAAAGATTTTATACGGCATTTAATCAATGAAAAGAAATTAGCTGGGTGGTATGCAAGCGGAAAAATATCAAAATACTATTTAGCTGCAATTCCGAATTTTTG